CGCCTTGAAATTAACCTGTCATGCTCAAAGACACCTGAACAAATTGCTAGAGATATTGAAAGGCGATTCTTCCCAACCTTTGAAATTGAACACCAAAAAGCCTTTGATTTTGCAAATACAACAAATGAACGCCTTGATAAAAAAGAAGCTAACATAAACAAAGTTGCAATGATTTTAAAACAAAAACCATATGGAACAGGCTATGACAAGAGAGTAACAGCTTATGAGGTATTAGGAGAAGAAATTAGTTTAAGTGTTGAAAGCTACGGTGATAAACTGAAAATTGAATTATCAGGCATAACAGTCGAACAATTCGAGAAAATCTTTACAGCATTAAAGGGAGAATAATATTATGTCGAGAAAATGCAGAGAATGTAAAATAGGAAATTTGGAAATTTTAGGTACTGCAGGATTTGGAGATACTATTTCAGTTGAATGTAATAATCCAAATTGTGGAGAATGTTATGAAGTAGAACCTGATGGACTCGGCGAAGGTGGTATGGAATTCGTAGATGCACAGATGATAGATTTAGATAATGGTATTGATTCTCCTTGATATATTAATTGAATAATCCCCTAGTGTCTTGTTGAGCTTCCATGCGCAAAATGTGTAAATAAAAACAGGGAAGATTACACCTTCAAGGCACAACGGAAATCATTCTAATTTTTTAAATAGGAAATTATAAATAATTTTTTCAAACTCTGCAAGGCGCTTGATGTTGAAAGGAAAAAATAATTATGGAAACGAAAAATATGACATTATCCGAAGTCTTAACACAATTAGGTTATAGCCACACAAAAGGAATTAATTACCAACGCTCTATTTTTAAAGGTAATAAATATATCGGGAATATGAGGGCAGGGGAATGTTGGAAATGGCTTAGAAAAACAAAGCAAATAAATGAATAAACTTTACAAAGTATTTACAATTATTATTTTATCTTATGCCTTTAGTCAGGCACTAAACTTTGTATTATTCGGAGGATGATATATTATGGAACATAAGTTAAGAATAGTATCATTAAGTGATGCTCAGTTAGATTGTAAATGCGGATGGCATGTAGTAAGAACAGGGACTATGACAAGACAAGAAGCAATCAAAGAATATGAAAAACATATAAAATATCATAGAAGGGTAAACATTGATAAACCGTTTTGTGTTATGTGTCCAAAATGTGAACATGGATTTATGACTGACGAATCACTGGAGGTATTTTGATGTGTGAATGGGGGAATACAGTTTCATGTATAGTTAAAATACCTAATTTCCTTAGTTGTACTGGAAAGGAATATTATAGAGAAAAACAAATTGATAGTTGTATTGCTTCAATTATAAAAGATTTAAATAATTTGGATATTGAAACAATATCCAGCTGTTGTGGACACAATAAAGGATCAATTCATATAGAATTAGCTAAAGAAAATAATCAGGGTGTAATCATAGAAGGAGAATAAAATGAGTTTAGGCGAAATAGAAAAAGATATGACGGAAAGATATAACGATTATATGAGTAAGATGGAGAAAGACATAATTGAAACAGAAAGTGATAGACTCGCAAAGAATCTGGAAGTAACAAGCGTTCGTATTTCAACAATCGCATGTCAAAAATATCTTGTCCGACAAGATTATCAAGTTATCAAAATTACTTAAAAAATTTTTCCCTCACTTTGTTCGGGAGTAATAAGGAAATGCTTCGCACTATTTTTTTAATAAAAACCATTTATTTTGCAAGGCAACGTCACGGCTCTTTTTTGGAGGTATAAAAAATGAATTTATATAATAAATATTTAAAGGAATTAATCAGAGATGGTGATGGATTAGCTTTTTTAAGACAAGAATTGTTAGATAAAGGAAATGGTGCATCTATTGGAGAAAGAAACATATATCATTGTAGAGCACCGTTACCTTACAGGTGGATTAATAATGATAGTGAATTTCAGATTTATCTTGATGGTACATGGCAAGAAGCAGTATCTACTGATTGGGATTTTGACAAGGAATAAAAAAATAATGCTTGAAATACGTAAAGTATATTTAGTCAGACATTGCAGAAAAGGTATTCATCCGTTTTGGGTTAAAACTACTTCCGGGAAATGGGTTGTTGATGTTATTGTTTCTGGTCATATAAATACAATGGTTGATGGAAACGGAAAAGAGATAAGCGAGAAGATTACAGAAAGAAATTATAATGGTTGAATGTTTACAGAAAGGGAAATAATATGGAAGAATATATATTAATAGAACTTATTTCAGGAGTAGAAGGAGATTCTGTAAGTATTAACAATATGCGTATTTGCGGTAGTAAACCTTGGGGTGGTGGTAAAATATTAAGGAAATGGAAAGCTAAGCGACAGGATATTATAGATGCTCTTGGAATAATTGAACAAAAATGAAAATAAGCCGAGAATCATTTCAAGCATATAACACATGCAAACCAGAACCAAGCTTCAGCGAACAATTCAACAAAAAACATAAGTTGGGAGATATCCGGGAACGTATCGTATTATTAATCCTGGCGCTTGGAAAAGATACTACCAAACATATCGAGCTTACAGAACAAGATGTAATAAATGCCGGACATACATTAGAACATAAGCTGATCGGAAAAGGCATGTGATGTTGGAGCTTTCTGTTGAGACTTGACAAAATACAAATAAAGAATAAGCTTACAGGAAATTTCTAACATTATCAGGAGAAATAAAGATGGCAACATATAGTGCAGACGAAGATTTGGATCAATTATTTCATGCAATAGCCACAGCACCAGACCATGCGACTGGAGAAAGTGATTTTGCAAAGGAACGAGCGAAAGCTAATGATTGGGTAAATGATAATTTAAGAGATAGATATACAGTTCCTTTTACTGGTACAGTTTCTAAAACAATAATGCTTGCCGAAGCTAATTATGCCGTAGGGTTAATATTGAAATCCAATTCAACTACTGCGGGTTTTGAGTTCGCCACTTACAATCCGTTCTTTCAAGAAGCTAAATCGTTAATTAATAAGTTAAGATTGTTTGCCACGGGCCCGGATGGTTCAGTTGAAAAGGATGCAATTCATAATACAAGAACAGGAGTTGAGCCGATAGCCGCAATTTCTAAAATAGATCGAGATGGTAATCGTATTAATCCTGGATTAGCAGATCGCAAACTTGATTTCTTCTAACATTTCATGGCTGAATTAACAAAAGCACAAATTCTTACCGCAGGAGATATCGGAAGTTTATCAACAAGTCTGTTAAACAAATCTTTTGTACATTCACTTCCAACACAATTATTACTCAGAGCACATAATCGAGTGGAACTTGAACACCTTCTAAATCCTCGAGATAAGAGATTGCAAATTGCACATACCAATCTATTTCTTGAAATGGAACTAAGAGATCTTGAACATTTTGATACCGATCCTAGTTTTTTTACTCCAAGTCATACCAACTGGCCTTTTGATTTTGAGCCCGATGAAATAGAAAGGGATGATAGGTTTAGAAGAAAGATAATGATACCACTATCAAAAAGAAAAAGACCACAAGGTCGATTTCCTAAAAAACCTAAAAGGCAAAGACTAGGGCGGAGAAAACCATTTAAAGACATCATCTCACAACCAAATGAAAAGGCTGATATATCACTTAACAAGACACATAAAGTTTTTAGGGATCAAGCAGTTAAAACATGGAACATTCAACCAGACTCAGGTAATATTCCTATTGCTAATGGACCAAGGCCAAAAAAAGAACATTGGTATAATATCTTCATTCCGCCAAGCTGGTGGAGAGAAGGACAAACAAGAGCAATAATGTTGGGAACCTATCAAGCTTTTATGCAAAAAACATTATCTGCTTTTTACCGCAGACAAACACCACCCTGGGCTATTCAAGAATGGGATATTCAGCTAACTATTACAAATGCTGATGGAACTGATACTATTGAAAAGCGTAACTTTATTCAGGCCTTTATAGATCCTAATTAAATAAAAAAACAATTATGACTGCATGGGACATATCAACTACCGTTCATTTACAAAACAAATCACTTACTATTGTTGCTAGTCTTTTTATTAAATCAGACGGACTTAAAATGTACGTCATAGGGAATAGTGATAGAGTCAATGAATATGATTTAAGTACAGCCTGGGATATCTCATCTGCAGCTTTTTTACAAGTTTTCTCTGTCAATTCTGAGGACATTAATCCTCAAGGGCTTTTTTTCAAACCAGACGGAACCAAAATGTATGTATCTGGTAGGACCAGCCGTAATACCAATGAATATGATTTAAGTACTCCTTGGGATATTACATCAGCCACTTTCTTACAACTTCTCGATGTGTCAGGTAAGGATACAAGTCCAACCGCTTTATTTTTTAAACCCGATGGGCTAAAATTTTATCTACTTGGTGATGCCTCAAATTCAATTCACGAATATGATTTAAGCGTAGCTTGGGATATAACATCATCTACTTTTCTTCAAACTCTTAGTGTTGTTGGACAAGATGCAAGTCCTAAAGGTCTGTTTTTTAAACCTGATGGATTAAAAATGTACGTTACAGGATCCGTTCAAGATAAAATCAATGAATACGATTTGTCTGTAGCCTGGGATATTTCTTCATCAACCTTTCTACAATTATTTAGCATTTCCCAAACGCCCTTTTCATTTGGGCTTTTTTTCAAACCAGATGGATCTAAATTTTATGTACCAGATTCTGCTTTCAACAGAGTTGCTGAATTTGATTTGCCCGTTCCAATAGCAGCTTTTTCCGGTACTCCAAGAAAAAAGAAAGATTCTCTGACAGTTTTATTTGATGATGAATCTACCAATACACCAATTTCCACATGGTCATGGAAACGTAGACCATCTGGTATTGATGCAAGCTATGTAGAATTCTCTACAGATGAAAACCCAAGTGAAGATTTTGATGTTACAATTCCATAAATAATATTTAACTTGACTTTCATAAGCGGTTATGATAAATAGGATAACTTATGACAAAACTAATTGAATGTAACATAAAATATAAACTCGTCTATATCAAATGGAGAGATAGTGTTGGATGCACTTCTCAATGGGGAGATATTCCTGACAAAACACCACCAGAACATTTTTGTTATTCTGTTGGATGGCTTGTAAGGGAAAGCCAATATAATGTAGTTATCATTCCTCATATGTCTCCAGAAAATAAAGAAATTCATGCAGGAGAACAAGGTTGCGGAGAAATGACTATTCCCCGAACATCTATAGTATATGTGAATGAACTAAAAGAAAGGAGACTTTATGGGTGCATTTAGAATATTTATTTCGATGATTGTAATTTGTTTTATATGTAATATTGTCTTGGTCGCAGATGAGGTTACTTTCAGATCGAGTGTTGAATTAAAATCTGGAACAATTATCAACGATGAAACTTTAATCAAATTGGAAGAGTACAGGCGATATAATGAATTAGCAAATTTAAGATTGACTGCTATAAAACTGGCTATTGAAAAGGCAAGTAATGATTATTTTAATACATTTAAAATCTGGCTTGCTTTGAATGGTGTGAAGCAAAAGGAATTTGATAATTGGGAAATTAAAGGGAATAAGGCAATTTTAAAAGAAAAGAAATGAAATGCCCATCATGTTTAAAAGAAATCAGTGATAGAATCATTGCTATATATTTGGCTTCTAAAGGTGGAAGGAAATCAAAACGTGCAATTACTTCTAGTCAACAGAAAGTAATGCAAAAGGGTAGGAAGGGAATAAAATGAAATACGATAATCAAAAATTTAAAGCTGGTGATATTATTCAATGCAAAGGTGAACATTTTACAGAGAGGGAAATATTGAAAGATCCCACAAATAATCCATATAAATACTTAACTAAATTTTTAGAAAATAATTCAATTGTTGAAAGTGATGCGGGAATAATAGATGAGAATTATTGGTTAAAAAAATGAATAATGATAAACTGAACGAATTAATTGAGGAATACAGAGATGCATGTTCAAATAACCATTTTTATGTTGAAGCCAAGCAAGCCATTATTGATTATGTGGAAAGAGAAAAAAAGGAAGAATTATTATTGCATAACAAATACAATAATTTGATTATGGCTGTAGCTAGCAAGTATCCTAATGAATCAAGACACGATACAGCATTAAGATATATTAAAGAAGCTGAAAACATCGAAGCCACAGGTGCAAAGGCTAGCTAGATGAAAAAATGAAAGATAAACCAAAACTACTAACCCTTCTACCTTCAAACTTTATATCTCTAATCAAGAAACATATATTCAACGAGGATCTATATCCATATCAACTAGACGTTCTTCTTGTTGAACTTGAAGATATCCTATTCGGTTACGGTAATTCTCTGACTCGGGAACATGCAAGGCAGACAGGGAAAACCACATCAATAGTTATACTATCTCAAATCTGTATGGTCTTACTTCCTGAACTGGCTAAACAGAAAAAATATACTGACATATTTCCCAGCCTACATATTTTTAAAAATGGTTTTAATATTGTAATCGTAGCGCCGAAAATTGAACAAGCACGAATTACACTCAAACGATTAAAAGGCATTTCCCTAAAACCTTATTACATTGCCCTCCTGTCTGATTTAGAAATTGAAGTAACAAATAGATCTTTATCTTTATTTGGTCTTAGTAATGGTTCATCAATAATTGCTTTGTCTGGGAATCCTATTTCTGTAACTGAAGGTGAAAGTGCTCATTTATTGATATTTGACGAAGCTCACAAAATTGTTGCCTACTCCTGGCATAAAGCATATTCTCCAATGGTATCATCGACTAATGGAACTATTATATCTTATGGAATTTCGTGGACTGCTAAACTTTCCTTTTATAATCAAATTCAAACTAATAAAAAAGAAGGATTACATTCGCGACTTCCATATGCTGAAGCGCAGAAGTATTCTGAAAATTATACCAAATGGGTAAAAAAAGAATTAACTCGTATATCCAAGGATTCAAGTGAATTTCAATTAAACTTTCTTTTAATCTGGAATTTGAAAACCGGCAATCCCATCACTCCTGAACTTTGGGATAATATTGATATGATTGGTAATTATAATCCAGGGGAAACTACTTCAGATAATATATATGTTGGTATTGATTGGGGGAAAACTTTAACTAATACGTTTGTAACTGTAATTGAAAAAACTTTACTGTGCCTAAAATTTATTGATCTCCTGGAATTACAAGGTGATGATTATCCTCAACAACATATTAAAATTCAGATATTTTTGAATAAATATCCACGGTTGAAAAAAATATGGTCAGAGTCAACTGGCGTGGGAGATACTAATACTGATTTCCTTAAAGCAATTTTTGGGGAGAAAGTGGTTGGTGTTACTGCGTTTAATCTTCCTACTCTTCACGATAAACTTCTTAGTGAAATAAAACATAAGAGATTAATTCGGCCTCGCATTAAAGATTTTGGGCCGTGGATATCTCTGACTCGTCAATTTCTTAATTGCGAGAAGATATATAGTGGTTCTTCTTTTAAATTAATTGCTCCGGGTGATGAATTAGACGATGCGATTGATTCGTCATGTCTTGCCGTGGGCGCAGCATTAACAGACGTATTATTTGATTTTGTTTATAAGAAAAGTTCTACTCTTGCAATGTCGCAGAGAATTAATTTCACACCAACTAAAAGAATTGTAACACAGAGTAAATTGTTTAAGAATAAATCTAAGTATCAGGAACATTTGTCAAATTATTAATAATATAATGGACTTAAAAACATATCTTGACCTTAAAGATGAAATTATTAAAAAAGGATTTGCCAATGAAATTGATTGGTCAGAAGATATCAAGCCATGCAAAGATTCTACTGAATTTTGTATTCAATTTATTTGGGTTGTTTGTAATTCAGGTATGAAAAATCAAATTGCTGAAAAAATTTATGAGAAAATATTACAGGCGATTTGTGATAAAAAAGATATTTCTAGTGTATTTGGACATAAAGGAAAAGTTAGTGCAATAAAATTAATGATTAATCAACATAAATTGTTGTTTGATAAATACACAAAAGCGAAAGATAAAATTGAATTTTGCAAGAGCCTTCATTTTATTGGAGATATTACAAAATATCATTTAGCTAAAAATCTTGGTGAGGATTGCGTTAAGCCAGATCGCCATTTAATAAGAATTGCAAAAAAGTATAATACTGATGTATTATCTTTATGTAAAAAACTTGCAGATCAAACTGGTGATAAATTAAGAACAGTTGATATTATTATATGGAGAGCATGTAATTTAAAACTTATTTAAATTATTAGAAAGGGGGAAAAATGAAATCATACGGCCAAGAATTAATTCTAGACCTAAAGGGCTGTGATATACTAATGTTTACCCGAGAACATATAGCAGCATATTTTATCGGGCTGTGCGATCTTATAGATATGAAAAGGGAAGATCTATATTTTTGGGATGATGAAGGAATTCCAGAAAAAGAAAAAAGAACTGAGCCTCATGTTGTTGGTATTACCGCAGTTCAATTTATAATCACAAGTTCGATAACCATACATGCGTTAACTATATTGAAAGAAGCATATATTAATATATTTTCATGTAAGCCATTTGACAACATAGATGCAATCAAGTTCACCAGAAACTACTTTGGGGCAATAATGTTTAATGTAAATACTATTAAAAGGGGGGTGTGGAATGGGAAATGACTCAAAGATTATAAACTTGTTTAATTATAAAAAAGATAAGAACCCACCAAAAGAAATCCCCAAAGAAATTAACATTACTATTAATATTGTAAATGGCCAAGTAGTCATAGCATTTCGGGAACCTGTAAAAGCAATTAGATTCACCCGCCAACAAACAATAAATCTAGCCAATGTATTAATATCTCTTGCTTGTGATAAGACAGTTGTCTAATATTTTATTTGCAATTTCAGAATAAATTATCAATATAACTGTCTATGGCACATAAAAACAATAGAAGAGTATCTAAATCAGCTAAAGTAAAATCACCTGTACACGAAAATGCTGTTGTCCTTTTAAACAAAGATTTATTTACAAAGTTTGATTTAGAACTACGGTCCCCCGACAAGATACTACAACATGAAGGTTTTGATTATTATGACAAGATGCTTGATACAGATGCTCATGTGTACTCGATAATCACAACTCGTAAAATGGGCGCTGGCTCTTTTCCTTATACCCTCGAACCTAAAAACGATTCCCTAGAAGCCGCAGAGCAAATGATCTTCATTCAGTTTCTCTTAGATGAAATTCCGATTGAAAACCATTTCTTTGATATTCTCGATGCAATACCCAAGGGGTTTTCTATACATGAAATAGTTTCCAGGCCAACAAATAAAAATGATGAATTTCAAAACAAGATTGTTATTGCTAAATTAGTATTCCATCAACAACAACATTTCATATTTAAGGTAAAAAAGAAAACTGGTTATGAGTTATGGTTTAAGTTACAGAGCTTTTCAGATGAAAAGAAGTTACCAATGGAAAAATTCTTACATGCAAATTTCGATTCTAATTCTCCATATGGCAAACCATTATTAGAAAAACTATATTGGTATTATTGGTTCAAAAAAGAAACTGGTTTTAAATTTTGGGCTATATTCCTGGAAAAGTTCGGTGGGCCCACAGCAATAATGAAATATCCAAGCGGTGATACTTCAACTGCTTTACAAACTGCGGCGAATGCTGCACTTGAAGATTTACAGAATTCTTCTGGTATTTCTATTCCCGATAGTTTTACTTTAGAGTTCGCAAAAGTTTCCCAGGGTGATATCAGTTATCAAAATATGATTGATGCGTGCAATGCCGAAATGTCCAAAGCGGCTTTGGGTGCAACACAAACTGTTGAAGAAGGCAGACGTGGTTCTTATGCCCTTTCTCGCACTCATACAGACGTAAGGGCGGAGTATAAAATAAATGATGTAAGGATTCTCAGAAAAACAATCCAGCCTCAAATTATTGATAGGTTTACTAGGCTGAACTTTGCTAATCCACTACCGCCTAAAATTGATTTTATAATTCCCAAAACAGTTGATAGTGTTAACGAGAAAGATCCCGACCACAAAGGATCTATTCAAGATGGGTAATTATTCAATTGATTTTATTAAAGATGCTGAAAAATTATGGCAACAAGGTTTTTCCTTTCGGAAGATTGCAAAACAAAAAGGTATTAAACAGCATCAGACTGTTTTTCATTGGTCAAAAAAATATAACTGGAAAAAGAACTCACCCAAATATCCAACCGAATCATTAAAAACACAGCTTAATGAATGTACAGCATTAGTAAATAAAATCCAACCTGAACTAAAGCATATAAATATTTTAAAGCCATCTACAGAAGATAGAGAATTACTTCTAAACTATAATCGTCTATCTAATCTGCAATTAAAACTTGTGCGACAACTGACAGGATTAAAGGTTGTTGACAAGAAACCAAACAAATCCAATATCTTCCTATAGCCTGCCATAATGACAGAAGTTTATATTTTTTACTTGACATAACAAAATATTTCCGCAATTATTCTTGTTATGACATTGAAATTACCATTTCCAAAACCTGATGATGTTCATAAATATGCTTTTATGGATGATCCTACGGCAAGTCTTATTGGGTTCCCTAAAACTCGTTTAAGTTCAGATCATAAATTAGAATTTCCATTTCCCGCTGAATTTGATAACTCCGATCCTTTGAAGTTAATCGAACAATGTAAGGATAATAAAAACTGTCCAGTTATAAAATATGGTGGTATAGGTTCTGGTCATTTTGCACATGCTGGTAGGCCTGGTCAAGTTGGTGGTTCTAGGCCTGGAAGCATTGGTGGTGGTGCTAGTAGCCGGAAAAAGGATTCTGTCTCACCATCGTTTGTTGGACCTCCTTCTCCTTTTCCTGTTGGTAGTAGAGAGTCTCGTGGTGGTTCTTTGAGTACAAGGGGAAGAAAATTAAATGTAAATGAGAGTTTACGTAATATTAGCTCTAATATTGTTGCACCTGATTCTATAACAAGTGCTTCATTTACAATTAGCGGAAAAGGCGATAGCGAAATTGATTCTAGTCTTGACAGTATAATACAAGATCCTACATTACCAGAAGAAGCTAAATCAACTTTGGAGCTAATTAAAGATCTTGGTCTTTCTGCTGTAAAAGCCTTTATTAATCCCATTAAAAAATATATAAAAGAAACAAAAGAGGCTATGCAGAATCAAAGAGATTCAACATTTCCAGAACAAACAGGAATTGTAACAGATAAATTTATACAAGAAATTGAAGGAGAGACTCATGCCGAAGTACTTAGAAATGTAAAGAACTCTTTATTGGCTCAATTTAAAACTTTCGTAGATCCTGAATTAATGTCAATAGTTGCAGATCAGATATTGAGCGGTGAAACTAAATTACTGCCAGACGATATCAGACAGGCTTTTCTTGGAGCAAAGGAAGCAGCAAAGGAGACTAAGAAGAGTGTAGCCAAAGAAGAAAAGGATACATTAAAAGCAGCCAAGGCAGCTGCTAAAGAAACGGCAAAACAAGAAAAAGCAGCGGCGAAGGAAATAGAGAAAGCTGAAAAAGCCGCAGCTAAAACAGCTAAGGAAATAGCAAAAGCTGAGGCTAAAGCAAAAAAAGAAATAGAGAAAGCAGAAGCTAAAGAAAAGAAGGAAATAGAAAAGGCAGAGAAAGCGGAAATTGCAAGAAGGGAAAAAATACCTACACGCAGACGTATAACTTCCAAAAAACCAACTGTAGAGGAAGTTATTGATGATATAGAAGGTGATGAAGTAGACGATGATGATATACCAGATCTTGTAAATAGTGCATTACGTGGGAGTAGTGGTAGTGATAGAGAAGAAGCTATTGAAAAATTGAGAAATGCTGGAATTGTTTCAGCAAGTGGCGGCGCAGGTGCAGGAGGCGTTGGCCAAGATATGATTACTAATAAAGGTACTATTCCTCCAGTCGAAATAGAGCCTGAAGAAGGTCTTGATACTAAAGAAGAATGTCAAATTATGATAGATGAAGCAATGGATGATGGTAGGATCGATGAAGATGCAAATATTTCAGAAATTATTGCTGAATTACGAGATGATTGTCCATTTGATGATATAGCAGATTTTGTAAAATCTCTATTGGAAGATAGTAATGACAGGGAAGGAGATATAGAAACTTTAATTGATGATGGTTTTGCTATTAGAAATGATACTGGAGAAGTGTTTATTACTGATAATGATTCTATTACGCCTGTTAAAATTGAAGAAAATCTGACAAAAAATAGTGAAATTGATATTTATAAATTGGCTGAATCCTGTCCTGTAACTCAAAATAACGGTTGTCCTTTATTTCTATCTGCATTTGCAGAAAATACAAGCAAAGATTTAGGATGGAAGGAAATATTTGAATTCGATGATCCTTCTATACTTGATATAATTATATCAAATTTCTATAAATTAAAAGATACACTCAATCCTCCAGTAAAACTAGGCCATGACGAAAAACAGGCTCTTGTCCAAAATTCTGGTTTTCCTTCTGCTGGCTGGATAACCGATGTAAAGCGAAAAGATGCAACTAATAAATTATTGGCTTATTTTTCCAATGTACCCGAAGCTATAATTAGATTAATAGAAAGTGGTTCTTATAAAAGACTTTCAGCGGAACTATATAATAATTATATCGATCCTGAGACAAAAGAAGAATTTGGGCCTACGATAAGAGCGGTTAGTATTCTTGGTGCTGATGTACCTAGAATAAAAACACTCAACGATTTAACAGTAATATATCATTCAGACAATTTACCTTATAAAATTTTACCGGAGGAAAAAAACGTGAATCTTATTAAATTTTTAGAAAAAACTTTAAAGGGATTGAAAAAAGATGTAGAAGGAGTTCTTAAGCTTCAAGATGTAACTGAAGAAAGTCAGATTGTTAAATCATTAAGAGTGAAAATCGCTGAACTTGAAGATCAATTAGAGGCTCTGAAAAGTCAGAAAAAAGGAGGTAAGGAAGGGCAGCGATTTGATGAGAACGGTAATCCTATAAATGATCCTAATCGTGTAGAGGCTGATATTCAATTATCTGAAAAGATCAAATCCCAAAACGATATAATCACAAAACTTTCAGATTCTGTTAAAATCATTGGTTCTGAATTAAAAGAGGCTAACGAGCATATTATTGGATCAAAGAAAGACAGTTTCCGTGCTTCTAAAAGTAAAATTTTTACTCCGGCATTTATTGATGAAGCTATGAAAATACTTAACTTTACTGAAGAAGATAAACTGTTTAAGTTCATTGACCATATAGTAACGCTTAACAAAGACAATGCACTATTTCTTAACGAAAAAGCTGTATTAGATGAAATAATTGAAGATCCAATTGCGTTCAAAAACAGTCAAGATGAATTGCATAATCAAGTTTTAGCACTTGCAGAAAAAGATAAAGTAGAATATAGTGTTGCTTTTGATAGAGTTCTTGCGCTGAAAAATTTAGCAAATAAGTAAAGTTATAATATAATTTAAAAATACAGGGTTTTATAAATTTATTTAAGGAGTTAAGTTATGCCAGTATCAATTCCGATTTCAGAAGGTATGATGAATTCAATTGCAGAGGAACAAACTTCTGCTTCTACGGTTCAGGTTAGAAAGGGCCTTGGTGTTATTGCGGGTACTGTAGATAACCAAGTCAAGCCAATTGCAACTGGTGAGACAGGCTCCGTTCTTACAACAATTGAAGGGATTGCCCAAGATGATGCTAATGATGGCCAGACTACCCGTGTAGCGATTGCTGGTCAAGTTTGTCTTGCTCGTATAACCTCAACTTGTAATCGCGGTGATTATCTGACATGCGAAGAAGGTTCAACTACTGATACCGAAAATGGGATGCTCCAGGCTCAGACTACTATTGCTAACGGTGACCTTATCGTTGCAAGAGCCCTTGAAGATGGTACTGATAAGTCATATATCAAAGTTATAGTTATGTTGTATACAGTCACGGCTTCATAATATACTAAATTTACAATTTTATATTAAGTTACTATAGTTACAAATAATCTTTTTCAAGGAGTTAGAAAATGGGGTTTATAGCGATCTCAACCACACCGCAAACAAATAAGTTGCTTTCACAGTTGTCAGTTGGATTTCCCAATTACGGCTTTGTTGCTGACAAGCTTTGCCCAATTATCGATGTTGGTGAAGATGCAGAGCAAGGCGTATATTTCTCATGGGATAAATACTACCTTAATGAAACCGTTGAAGATGTAAGAACAATCCGAGGCCATTCCAATGAACCAGATGATCCAGTCGTAAGCGAGAATACTTACAATGCGATTGCTCATTCTCTTGCCAAACCAATTGATCCTAGAGACTTCAAACAGCATAAGAATAAGGAATTGAAGCTTGTTCAATCGATCCAAGAAGGATTGCTCTCTCTACTTCTGATAAAGAAGGAAAATCGAGTTGCAACGCTTTTCACTACTGCTGGTAATTATGGTGGCAGCAACAAAGAAACCCTTACTGGTGGAAATCAATGGAGCGATTTCATAAATAGTAGCCCCGAGGCAAAAATAGAATCTTCCCGAGAAGTTGTTGCAATTAGCGGATTTGAACCTAATACAATTATGATTCCTGTTGTTACATGGAGAAAAATTAGACAACATCCAGAAATAAGAGCATTGATTAAACAGCTTGAAAGTAGAGATCTTATTACTGATGATCTGATCTTACCATCATTATTTGGGCTTGAACTTGTAGTTCCAGGTGCAAGGAGCGTTACTTCACTTCCGGGTGCAACTGAAGCCATTGCGCGAATATGGGGAGATTTCGTATGGATCGGTTATGTTAATAAAAAGAAAAGCCCAGTTAAAATGGACCCCACCTTTGCCTATACATTCCAAGCTGCTGGTAGAAAAACCGAAACATTCATGGATAGACGTAATGAAATAATTGACGTTCAGTTTGATATTGCCGAAGAAAAGATAACTGCGGCTGCAAGCGGTTTTCTTTTAAGTGATGTATTAGCTTAATTAGTTTTATTTGTATAATCTTTATAATCAAAACAATTATGTTAACTTTAACTAAAGAACGTAAGGTACAAAATGCAAGACGAGCAAAGAAAATCCGTATGAAAAAGAGCAATGCTACTCGATTACAAACCACCACTTTAGATAAACTATTTCTTTTGGCCTGCAAAGCGCCTGATTTAAAAAGTCTTTATGCTTTACGTCAAACCAGAGAAGCAAAACATTTAGACAAACCAAATTATTCTAAATTTATCAGATTACTTGACCGTTTAATGGAGTCAATCTAATGCTCAAAAATATTAAAATAGGTTTTTGTATTGTTGCGATTTCTTTATTTGTATTGGCTTCAAATGCCTTTAGTGAGTCCTGGCCGAATTTTCACAGTGGTAATACGTTAATCAAGGGTAAGCTGAATGTCACGGATCAGATAGTATTTACTGGTGGTCGGACAGTAATGGAAACTATTCTTCCCAGTGATATTGTAATTCGTGGAAGTGGTGGTCCTGTACAAACAACAACCACTGGTGGTACTGGTAACGTATGGCAAGTGTTACAATTTGATGGTGGTGCGGGATCTAGCGATGATTTTATTGATTTTTCCTGGATTATTCCAGATGGCTATGTTACGGATAGTTTAAGATATAATATTCTCTGGTCTTGTGAATCTGCTGAAACTGCTTCAGATACCGTAACCTTTGATGGTACTGTGCTTTCTATAGCCTCTGGTGAGGCAGTCGATGCGACTGTGTCCGGCATGACTGCTGTAGCTGATACCCAATGGACTGGTGCGGCAGATTTAGTATTTAAAACAGTATTAAATCCAGAAGTAACAACATTGACAATTGATGATGTATTATATACTACTATATTTGTAGATGAAAGTGCTTCAGCGTTTACCGATACAATAGATATCCATGCAATACAGATTGAATATGAATCTACAGAATAATGTTATATATTATTGTGGCTACTGTTTGTGGAACCAGTGGAATATTTCTTCTGAAACACGCAAACACGACATTTGATGCGCCTAAATTAGCCTTTATGTTTATAGGCACTTCAATTGCTTGTATCTTTTGGGCTGTAAAAGGATTTAAGAATGGGATCTTTCGTAAAACAAAAGGTGTTAATCTTGCACTTTTAATCTATCTACTTGCCGGTATCACTTCAATGATTTTTTCTTATAATTGGGTGATATCCTTTTTTGGTGGGTACAAGCAACATGGCGGGGTTTTATCTCTTTTGATATACCTCGCCTTTTTTTATTTATCTGCTAATTTTATTAATAAAGATAATATTAAGATTATTTTCAAGTCTTTAATTATTATCAGTATTTTAATTTGTATTTATGGTATTCTTCAATCAACTAATATTGTAACCTTTGATTATTTACCAATACGAAACCGAATTTCTTCAACTTTTGGAAATCCAGTTTTCTTTGGATGCTTTATTGCTATGATGATTCCCGTTGTTTTATTTGAAATTACAAGAACAAAGAAATTATATTTATATGGCACGTTACTATTATTAATGTTTTCTATTTTTATCACAATGTCACGATCTGGATTATTAGCAATCATATTTACTTCAATACCTTTATTATTTATATACAAAAGCAATAAATACTTTAAAATTATTACATTATCTATAATTGCAACAATTCTTATTATTGGAATTTTTTTTAACCGTTACGAGTATTCTACATCTAATCTTTATATCAGATTTATAGGACTGCCCAGTTATTCACTTAGATTAGAGCGTTATACTGATGCATTTAAAGTTGGTATAGCTTTTCCTATTTTTGGTGTTGGTCAAGATAATATTAGACCGCATAATATTATTTTAGGTCATTTTGCTAAACTAGGCGTAATCGGTCTTTTGTCACTTTGCTATCTTGGATATTGCTCAATAAAAAGTTTTTTGAAAATTGATAAAACAGAAAATCATAATCTATTTTATACATTACTGGCAATATGTCTGGCATATTTAATCTTTCGACAATTTAATCCGGCATATATACCTATAACTTTATTATTTTCAATGTTTGGCGGTGCGATTTATGGCATTAAGAATAGCAGTAATCATTGTATGTAGTCTTTTAATTTGTTTTTCATTATTCAGATTAAAAGCTGACATTGATATGAAAACCGCTCGGCAATGGTTTGCGCACAAGAATATTGAAAAGGCATTGTATTACAATAAAAGTGCAATTGCGTGGAATCCTACAGAACTTAAATACTATATGAATTTAAATGAATTAGAACAAATTTTTCTTGCTGTGCTTAGATCCAATGAAAAGAAAATTATAATAAGGAGGCTTAAAAATGTTAAATAGAAAAAGGAATATTTTACGATCATTAATATTTTGTTTAGTTTTAACAGGTTTGTTTTGTGGCAATACCTATGCACGTGATGTAAATGGAGTAACTGTTACAGATTTTAATACTGGCTTAGCATATGGCCAGCACATAGACCATTTTACTTCATTTAATCCTACTTCTACATCATATGTTTATAATGAGGCTGGTGGTACTTTAACAACAGATGGAGAAGTAGATATAACAGGTATTGTTGGTCCTAAAACTCTTGTTATTTCCGTTTCCCTTTTAGGATCTACAAGTTTAGATTTTCGGCTTGAAGGAAAAGTTAGTACTGTAATGTCAACCTGGGCCAATATCCATACTAAAAATATTGCGGCCAGTTCAACTATAGACACATCAATACCTATTACTGAATAT